CAACTAGACACTTAGTATTTATGACATATCTTAATACAGTAACAGATAAAGGTGGAACAGAATTTTATCATCAAGAAATGACGACTGATGCTGTAGAAGGTAATACAGTTATCTGGTCATCAGATTGGACACATACTCATAGAGGTGTTCCATCTCCTACACAGGATAAATATATAATTACAGGTTGGTATAATTTAGTAACATAATGGAATCTATAAAGATAAAAAAGAAAGCTAGAGTAGTTCCATTTGGATTTAAACAATCTGAAGATCCAGATTATTTAGAACCAATCACAGAAGAATTAGATGCTCTTAGACAAGCAAGAGAATATTCAAAAACTTGTTCACTAAGAGAAACTGCACAATGGCTACATAGAAAAACAGGAAGATACATATCACATGTCGGACTTAAAAAAAGACTTGCAAGAAATAGCACCACCGAAACCAAAGAAAATAATTCGACAGAAAGCCAAGAAGTCAGTAACACAGATTCTAGCTCGCACTCGTAAGAAAGTTGCAAAGGCAGAACAATCTCTACGTTCTGCTAAACGTCACGCAGAAAATACCAAAAGTAAATTGTTAACTATTAACAAAGCACTTACTGGTAAAGAGACACAACTACTTACAGAAGATATAATTGAAAGTGCACCTAAGACGGTACAAGAGCATATTAACCAGCAAGATGTAATCTTTAAGCCTAACAGTGGCCCACAGACACAATTCCTTGCAGCTTCTGAAAGAGAAGTTTTTTATGGTGGAGCAAGAGGCGGAGGCAAATCGTATGCGATGCTAGTAGATCCGCTTCGCTATTGTACAAAAGCAAGTCATAGAGCACTTCTAGTAAGGAGGACTATGCCAGAGTTAAGAGACTTAATTCAAAAGTCTCAACTATTATACTCGAAAGCATATCCTGGTGCAAAATGGAGAGAACAAGAAAAAGAGTGGCGATTCCCTTCTGGGGCAAAGATAGAGTTTGGTTACGCAGAAAACATGACGGATGCGTTAAGATATCAAGGTCAATCTTACACATGGATAGGAATAGACGAACTTCCACAATATCCTTCGCCAGACATATATAATTTTCTAAGATCTTCTTTAAGATCGGTTGATAAAGATATACCTGTATATTTGAGAGCAACAGGTAATCCTGGTAACGTTGGTTCACAATGGGTACGAGAAATGTTTGTAGATCCTGCAGAACCAAATACAGCTTTCGATATAGGCATTGATACGCCTAATGGAAAAAAATATATAACTAGAAGATTTATTCCAGCTAAGTTACAAGATAATCCTTATCTGATGCAAACAGATGATTATTATATTATGCTTGCATCTTTACCTGAAGCACAACGTAAACAGTTTTTAGATGGAGATTGGGATGCATATGAAAACTCAGCTTTTCCAGAATTTGATAAAAGAATCCATGTTGTGGAACCTTTTGAAATACCTAGAGGCTGGTATAAGTTTCGTGCTGCTGACTGGGGTTATTCTTCTCCTGCTTGTGTGTTATGGTTTGCTGTTGATTATAATAATAATCTATGGATTTATAGAGAACTCTATACTAAAAAAGTTACAGCGGATCATTTTGCAAGACAAGTCATAAATATGGAGAACGGAGAATATATCCATTACGGGGTCTTAGACGCTAGTACATGGGCAAAGAGAGGTGATGTGGGCCCAAGCATTGCAGAAACAATGATACAGAATGGATGCAGATGGAGACCATCAGATAGATCACCTAAAAGTAGAATTAATGGTAAGTTAGAAATACACAAAAGATTAAAAGTAAATGATGACGAACCAGGTATAAGAGTATTTACTAATTGTAGAAATTTAATTAGAACTTTAGGAACTTTACCAATTGATGATAAAAATCCTGAAGATGTAGATACACATGCAGAAGATCATGCATATGATGCATTACGTTATGGATGTATGAGTAGACCAACACATCCTAAATTTGCAAATAGATTTGGATCTTCATTTCAAAATACATTTGAAGTTGCCGATAATAAATTTGGATATTAATGGTAAAAAGAAAAGTTCCAGAGATAAATAAAAAAATTTTTCCATATGAACTAGTTATAGCATATTGGGAAGATATTGTTGGATCATGTGAGTGGTCTGATATATCAGATATAAAAAAAGCTAAGACAGCAGTATGTTGTAGTTTTGGTTGGTTGATAGAACAAAATCAAAAGACAACTGTTATCATGGCAGATTTTATATTTGAAGATAGTGGAACTATAAAACAAGGAGGTGGGCATACAGTCATACCTACTAAAAATATAATTAAGATTAAAAAAATAAAAATATAACAGGAGATAACAATGGAAGCAAAATTTGATCCAAAAGCAAAAGTTAAGCAGGGTCAGTTAAGTGATGCACCTGAAGGCAAACAGCCTAACAGGGAACATACTAATATTGATTTTTCTAAACATACACATCGAAAACAAGAACCATTTGAGTATGATGTTACTGTAACGTCAGAACCAGGATCTAAACATGTAGATGATGCTGTATTTAGAATGGCTGACGAAAAGGATTATTAATGAATAATGGATTAGGTAAAAATAGTAATCTAATACCTGAAGTTTATGCAGGTGCTAATAATAATAAAAATAAAGAATTAGAAAAAGCATCTCAACAAAAATACACAATACAAGAATTTAAAGTTAATAATATTAATTTTGGTAAGAATAAAAATTACGGACAAACTGATTTATTAAATTTAAATAAAAATAATAAACTATATTAATAGGAGGACAACAACATGATGAAAAGATATATGCACGGAGAACTTGCACCTGATACACCTAAAGCAGCTAAAGAGCCAATGGCTATTGATCCTAATTCAAAAGTAACTCAAGGAGCTACTTCTGGAGATGGTAATGATGCAAAAGGTAAATCAAAATCAAAAGTAGATCCAGCAATTTTTAGAATGGCTGAAGAAAGAGATTACTAATTTAGATGCACGAAGAAGAACATAAATCAGCTGAGGAAGTCAGTGAGTCTAAACCTATTGTAGGTCATATAAGAGAAAAGTTTTATCAATCAGAAAACTCTAGACTATATGATGAAAAGAGATGGTTACAGGCTTATAGAAATTATAGAGGGTTATATGGCCCAGAAATGGTTTTTAGATCAAATGAAAAGTCAAGAGTATTTGTTAAGATAACAAAGACTAAAGTTCTTGCTGCATTTGGTCAAATTATTGAAGTATTATTTTCTAGTGGTAAATTTCCATTAGGAATTAATCCAACTCAAGTACCAGAAGAAATACCTGAGTATGCACATTTAAAACCTAAACAACCTCAAGCACCTCAACAACCACAAGATCCATATGGATTTAGAGGTGATGGTAGAGAGATACCGCCTGGTGCTACAGCTGATATGCTAATGAAAAATTTAGCACAAGAATTTGAAAATGTAGGTTTTGATGAAGGACCAGCAAATGCAGGTGAACCTCAAATACAACCTGCAGAAATGGCAGCTAAACATTTAGAAAAATTACTACATGATCAACTAGAGGAATCTAGTGCTATAACTGTATTAAGACATGTGTTCTTTGAACAATGTTTATTAGGTACAGGTATACTAAAAGGTCCATTTAGTTTTGATCATACATATCATGCGTTTGATACTGCTGAAGATGAAGAAGGTAATTTAACTAATATTCATGTTAAGAAAGTTAAAACAGTACCAAAAGTTGAAGCTGTATCATGTTGGGATTTTTATCCAGATCCAAATGCTACAAGTATAAATGATTGTGATTATGTAATTCAAAGACATTCATTAAATAAACAACAGTTTTCTGATTTAAGAAAAATGCCTTACTTTGATGAAACAGCTATTGATATGTGTTTAGAAGAAGGTCCTAACTATCAAGTTAGAGGATATGAATCTTCTTTGTACAACAGAGAAACTGTAGAAACTATTTATAAAAATAGATTTGAAGTATTAGAATATTGGGGTGTTGTTTCAAAAGAAATGGCAGAAGAGTGTGGTATTGAAAGTGATAAAGATGTAATTAATGTTAACGCATGGATATGTGGTGGTAAAGTTTTAAGAATGGTAGAGAATCCATTTGAACCAAACAGATTACCATTTATGGTTTGTCCATATGAATTAAACCCATATCAATTTTTTGGTGTTGGTGTACCAGAAAATATGGAAGACTCACAACAAATTATGAATGGTCATGCAAGAATGGCTATTGATAATTTGGCACTTGCAGGTAATATGGTATTTGATGTTGATGAAACACAATTAGTACCTGGTCAAGATATGAAAATTTTTCCTGGTAAAATATTTAGAAGACAAAGTGGTCAACCAGGAACATCTATAAATGCAATTAAATTTCCTAATAGTACACAGGAAAATATGATGATGTTTGATAGATTTAGACAGTTAGCTGATGAAGCTACTGGTATACCATCATACTCACATGGTGCAACAGGAATACAATCTACAACTAGAACTGCTGCAGGTATGTCAATGTTAATGGGTGCAGCAGCTTTAAGTATTAAAACAGTAATTAAAAATATAGATGATTATTTATTAAAGCCCCTAGGTGAAAACTTATTTCATTGGAATATGCAATTTAATGCAGACATTCCAATCATTAAAGGTGATCTTGAAATTAAAGCAAGAGGTACATCTTCATTGATGCAGAAAGAAGTTAGGTCACAACGATTAATGACATTTATGCAAACAGCAGCTAATCCTGCTCTAGCACCTTTTGTTAGATGGCATACATGTTTAAAAGAAATAGCAAAAGCATTAGATATTGATCCAGATCAACTAATTAATGATCCAGAGAAAGCAGCTATCTATGCACAAATAATGGGAATGGCAAATGGAACTCAAAATAATACAGCCCCTACTGGAGAACAAAGTCCTATGGGCACAAACGGAAAAGTACCTGCTGGGGCTTCAATCACAGATCCAACAGGAAATGGAGGTGGCAACATCGGAGTCGGCAATATTCCGATGCCAGGGGAAGCTGGTTTTGCTTCGCCAATTGATCAATCTTCAAACAGCAAACCAACGCAGTAAAGAGGGTGACTAGTGGCAGTACAATTTAGTTTATCATATGATGCAAACGGAGATCCAGTATTAGTAGAGAATACTGTTACTGGAACTAGACAAGTTATATCTAGATCAACAGTAGTAAGTCCTTACAAAGCTAGATTTGAAAGTGCAGCTAGTGGTGATTCTATAACTGATGCAGAAGAAAATCAACCTGATAATAATCAAAGTGCTATTATGGATTATATAATGGAAATGGAAAAAGGTGCATCCGATGATCCAAACTTATCATTTGTGCAAAAACAAAATTTAGAAAGATATACACCAGATGCTATAGAAGCTAGAAGTAAAGAAAAAACTCGTGGACAAAAAATTATAGAAACAGTTATGTCAGCTGTACTACCTTATGCAGATGCAGCTACTGCTGCAGTAAAAGCATTAGAAGCTATACTACCAGCGGAGAGTGAAGAGATAAAAGCTATTAAACAATTTTATGCAGATCCAGCACAACAACAATTAGTTGAAAGTATACCTGGTATGTCAGATTATAATTTAGTATATGGTAATCCTCTTGATCCTAGTTATGGTTTAGCTGCTGCTGCACAAAAAAGAATTGATACAATTAATAAAACATTAATGAAAAAAGATTCATCAGTGTTAAGAGAAAGAAGAGATAAGCTACAAGAATTAATTGATAGAGAAGAAAAATCAAAACTTGAACAACAATATAAAACTACAGCTAGTGAAGAGATAAAAGAAAGAACAACTAATATTGGTGATGTAACAAGACAGCAACAAAGACAAGCTGATAGAGATGCTAGAGCTATAGAAAGAGCATACGATAGAGATACTGGAGATAGTTATTCTGGAGGAGAAAGCACACCAGGTGATGATACTTCTTATAGTGATCCATTTGATCCAGGTGGAGGAGAATAATGGCAGTAGATTATAGAGGACAACCAATAACGGATCAAACAGCATTTACCACTACAGGTATAATGAATAGAAAACCTGCACCTGTAACACCACCTAAGATACCAGCTGTTAAAGAGCCTAAACCTAAAATAGAAGAAAGAGAATTAGCGGAAGAAAGAATACCGCAAATAAATTTAGAGAATTTGAGAGACACAGATAAACAAGTATTAAATATGCATTTAACTCCGTCTCTTAAAAATGTATTCAACAGAATATTTGGACAAGATATATTTCCTGAGTTTGGAATAAATGAAAACACAGTAAGTGTACCTGCAAGTATTATTGTTGATAGATTCGGATCACTTGATAATTTTAAAAATTTGATTCGTAAAGAAGACAACACTAACAACGTGCCACCTAGTCAAGGTATAATGACTAGCCCACAAACTAGTAAAACAGTTTAGAGCTACCCTTATCCATAAGGCACTCAACCAATAGGTAAAAAGTAATGGAAAATAAAGAGAAGGTTTCTGACGAAACTAAAGCAATGATGTCTAAGGCAAACCCTTACAGTAAAGATCGTGGAGACACTGATCCTGAAACTGAGGCATTTGCTAAAGGTGAATTGACAAAGTTTCATAGGGAACAAAGAGAAAAAGCAGAAGCAGCAACCGAACAGAAGGACACCGATGCGTCTGAAGAGACTGCAGAAAAATCAGATAAAGAGGCTACTCCTATCGCTGAACGCCCTGTGAACGCTGAAGATCGTGCTTTTAAAAAACGTTATGACGATTTGAAAAAGCATTACGATTCTACACTTAATAAACACAAGGAAGAAGTTTCTTCTTTGCGTGGACAATTAGAATCTAGTACAAAGCAATTTACACCCCCTAAATCAAAAGAAGAATTAGAGGCGTGGAGAAAACAGTACCCTGATGTTTATTCTATGGTAGAAACCATAGCAATAGATAAAGCTACTACTCAATCTGCAGAGTTGGAAAATAAATTTAAAAATTTACAAGTACAACAACAACAAATTGCAAAAGAAAAAGCTGAGGTAGAACTTTTAAAACTTCATCCTGATTTTAATGATATTCGTTCAAAAGATGATTTTCATAAATGGGCTGAAGATCAAGATCCTACTATTCAAAGTTGGCTGTATGAAAATACATCTAATGCTAAATTAGCTGCAAGAGCTATTGATCTATATAAAATGGATCGTGGTCAAAGCAAACTAACTAGGCAAGAAGAAAAGGATGTTAAAAAAGAAGCTGCTAAAGCAATTTCTAAAACTAAAAAAGCTACTGATTCTGAAACACCAAAGAAAAAAATTTGGACAACAAATGAGATTTCTAAATTGAAACCTCATGAGTTTGAAAAATTTGAAAAAGAAATTGACCTTGCTCGTTTAGAAGGTAGGATTGAACAACGTTAAACAATCTAACTAAACAATAAGGAGAAGCATTATGGCTTTTACAAACGCTTCGGGATATAATAACCTTTCACAAGGTAATTTTACTCCACAAATCTTTAGTCAGAAAGTTCAAAAATTCTTCAGAAGAGCATC